GGCCCCGTGAGGGGCCCCAGGTGCTGTACCGCATAGAGGTTAAAACCTCTGTGTAATTCAGCGGAGCAACGTGTCTGCCAGCCTAATCCACTGGTAGTAAGTTGCAATGTTGGTGGTCAGCATCGGAGACTGGACAATGTCCAGGCTTACTCTACTCCGTCGGATAGCCGGCTAGTAATAGTCGACTTTGACGAAGTCTAGACTCTTTCACGGGAGTCTAGGAACGTAACTGCGAGTGCAGTTGCGTCCTTCCGATGAGGCCTTGGCGGGGGCAGTATAATTTACTGTCCCCGCCATCGCTGAATCGGTTCCGTAAGGGAGGACCATTTGCCTACCGTAACTTTATCTAGGTTTGCCGACGCGAGTAAGGTTAAATTTTCTTACTCGCAATCCGGCACAACACTTAGATCTGGTACGGTGGCTCTCGATCGTTGGTCGCAAACGACCACCAGTTGGAGAACTGGCGGACATTATATGTCCGACGACGAGCGCTATGAGAACATGACTGGTGCTGAGCTTCGGAGAAACATTTCAGTGGAGTACGCTAAGCGTTACGACACTGGACATGATTTCTCAACATCGAAGACCTCAGACTTGTTACTAGTGAAGAACTCACTACTAACAAGTTCCAGTTCAGGGTCAGCGTTGGTGTTTCGAGGTCCGGTCATCGTTGATGCCCGGCTCGCAACATCGCTCTACCCGCTATCGGACATAACGGCTTATGTACCCTCTGGGTCGCAGATCACGACCGATGGTACTAAGCTGTGGTCCATGGCTGTTCCCACGGCGAAGGAAGCTTCGTTGGCATCGTTTCTAGGGGAGTTGCATGAGGGTTTACCTCAAATCCCTGCGAAACTTCTGCTTAAGAAACCAGGTCCCGGCTCTGCCGGGCATGAGTTTCTTAACTGGAAATTTGGAGTTCAGCCTTTAAAATCTGATCTCCAAAAGATGCCCAAAGGTATTCTCGAGTTTCATAAGAAAGTCGAGCAATACAAACGCGACTCTGGACAGATTGTCCATAGGCGTCGTAGCTTCCCTTCTTCAAAGAGCGACGTAGAAGTATTTACCGGAAACGGTATGGACATCACTTACATTCCGTCAGCTTTTGGCGGAGGTGAGTTGATGAACTACTTTTACGACTCTTTGGGGAGTGTTCGAGTGCTCGACACAGTCGAGCAGTCGACGTGGTTCACAGGCGCTTACACGTACCATCTTTCTGAGGCACATGATTTCCTCGGAAAGATGGAACGGTACGCTCAGCTCGCTGATCACGCGCTGGGTATCGACTTTGACGTCGATACTGCCTGGGAACTTACTCCCTGGTCCTGGCTTGTCGATTGGTTTAGCGACGCTAATTCTTTTGTAAAGAATATCGTCGCTATTTCCAACGACAATGTCGTGGCCCGCTATGCGTACGTTATGCACCATACTATGGTGCAGCGTACGTTTACCGTGACTGGTATGCGCCTAAAACCTGGCGCAAGCGGGCCTACGTCGGTGTCCACTCTTCGAACTTTCGAGTCGAAAAAGAGGACAGCGGCTACCCCTTACGGATTTGGCATTAACATGGGTACCTTGTCAGGTACTCAGAATGCCATTCTCGGAGCTCTTGGTTTAACCAAGATCCCGGGGGTCCTGCGCAAAGGGTAATCTATTGTGATACCCTATTGCAGAAGTGGATGTAGTCCACGCAGGACAAGGGTCGGGCAACCTGCCCGTCCCTATCACAACTACCGATAGGAACGTTGCATGTCGTTCGCCGACCCACAGTCTGTCACAGTCTCTGGAACCCCGATCTCGCTTCCGCGGACGGGGTCTGGTGAGTCGTCAGGGACTTTCACGTCCGCTGACGGTCTCTACCAGATGACGGTTTCCCACTCCTACGGGCGTAGGAATCGTCGTTCCATTCGACTGACCGGCTCCAAGATCTCCGCCGATCCACTGGTTCCGTCGCAGAACACGCGGTCCTCAATGTCTGTGACATTGGTGGCTGACGTGCCTGTGAACGGGTACACAGTGACGGAGGAGAAGGGGATCGTGGATGCGCTAGTCGCGTATCTCACGGCCTCAACCGGAGCTCGGGTCACCCAGCTTCTGGGTGGTGAAAGCTGACAGACCTTTCACCCGGAGGACGATCATGCTGAGGATGGACCACCTAATATAGATTGGGGATCCATGAAAAGCCTGATCACGCTCCTTCGGTGTATACTCGAGGAATCGGGTATACGATGCGGTACTAGCACCACTCGTGATCTCAAAACGATCACGAGTCGAGTTGAACACGAGGGGATATCGTTTTTGACGATATCCCTGGCAAAGTTCGGCAAGGACTTCACAAAGTGCCTTGACGAAGGCTTTGTCGGGAACACCGCGTTTGCTGGTTTCCAGCGACGCGGAGCTCTCCCCCAATTTCTTGGAGGTTTGCTTTCCCGTGTGTTCGACTCTGGTAGCGGTCTGTTGCTTGACCCGCCTGATATCGAGGCTATTCGTTGCATTCGTCAGATTACTCTGATGTTTGCAAAAATAAAGCCTGATTCTTCTCCTCGATTAGAGAAGATCCAGGTCTCCCGGAAACGGGTAGACGCTGCGATTACCAAGTGGGTCGAGTGTGAGCAGGATGTACGTCGGGCCGACTCTCTACTCTTCTCTGAAGAGCGGAGGGTCGAAGATTTCCAGCGAATAGGAAGTCTTCTTTGGAGTGATTTCTTCTCGTCTATAGACAATCGTCTGTATCACGAGATGCTCACGCCGAAACATGGCCCAGGTGCCACCGCTGATAAGCTTCGCGGCAACGCGAAGTATAAACAGCGGCGGTGGACTAGGAGACTCGAAGATGTGTTCCCACACTGGGAATACCTCATTCCGAATCCTAGCTCTCTCCATCAGCTTGATAGGCTGAGGGACGTACAAATCCTCGAACCTAGGGACGAAATACCTGTAAGGGTTATTACCGTCCCTAAGACGCTGGACACGCCTCGTATCATCGCGGTCGAACCTACTGCTATGCAATATATGCAGCAGGCCATTCTCGCGGTGATGGTGCAGGAGATCCCTCGTTTTTACCAAACAAGGGAGTTCATGCGATTCGTATCTCAAGAACCAAATCAATGGCTCGCGAGAGAGGGCTCCATCACTGGGGACCTCGCCACACTCGATTTGAGTGAGGCTTCGGATAGGGTGTCCAATCAGCATGTACGACTCCTAGTAGGTAAGCATCGTTGGCTTTCACAAGCCCTCGATGCAACTAGAAGTCGGAAGGCTGATGTGCCTGGCTATGGCGTTAAACGCTTAGCCAAGTTCGCGTCTATGGGTTCAGCGCTTTGCTTTCCCATGGAATCTATTGTCTTCTTGACAGTAGTGTTCTACGGGATTGAAAAAGCGCTCAACAGACGCTTGACCGAAAAGGATGTTAAATCCCTGATCGGTCGGGTGCGCGCCTACGGGGACGATTTAATCGTTCCCACAGGTTACGTACTATCGGTGATGCAGGCCTTGGATGACTTTGGTTACAAAGTCAACCGGCACAAATCTTTCTGGACTGGAAAGTTCAGAGAGTCTTGTGGAGAGGATTTTTACGATGGACAATCAACGAAAGTTGTTCGTCTACGTTATCTTCTCCCTGCTAACCGACGGCACGTTCGAGAAGTGGTGTCAACGGTTTCTCTACGTAATCAGCTTTTTGGAGCTGGTTGGCGTAGAACTGCCGCATGGCTTGACGAGAGGCTTGGAAGGATTATTCCTTTCCCCTACGTTGAGCCGACATCTCCTCTCCTGGGTCGTCATGGTACGCCCATGGATATCGCTATCCAGGATATCCGCCATGACGAAGAGCTTTATCGCCCCTTGGTACGGGGAGTAAAGCTCGCCATAACCAAGCCAGATTCCATTCTGACTGATTATGGTGCCCTGATGAAGTGGTTCTTGTCCAGAGCTCCTTTCGAGGAGACATCATGTCTTCTCCCATGGTGGGAGAGTGAAGACTCTCCTTTGGACATTGACCACCTTGAACGTGCTGGGCGTGCCAGCTCCGCTCGCATCAAGACTGGCTGGGGGCCCTTGCGCTAACGCGCGAGGGCCGCGGATCAACCAAATCCGCTGAGGGAGCTTCAAGGGCTCTTTTCTGAGGGCTCCTTTGAGGCTTCAGGGAG